GCCACCGCACGATCAGGCGTCTGCAGCGGGCCGTCGAGGTCACCCGGGGGCAGCTGATTGACGCCGAGGTAGACGCGGGCGCGATCGCCGCCCATTTCCGCACCTGGCGCAGCGAGTTCTACCACCCGAAGTGCCCGCTGGTGCCGACTAAGGCCGGGTCGGCCGAGGATCGGTCGTGACCGAGCTGCGCGTCTCTCCCGACCTGGCGCTGTCGCTCGAGGCGGTCACCGAGACCTTTGGGATCCTCGCGGTCAAGCGCGCCGGCAAGTCCAACGCCGCCGTCGTGATGGCCGAGGAGATGTTCGACGCCGGGCTGCCCTGGGTGGCGATCGACCCGAAAGGCGACTGGTGGGGCATCAGGTCCTCGGCTGACGGCGCCGGGCCAGGTCTGCCGATCCTGGTGCTCGGCGGTCTGCACGGCGACGTGCCGCTCGAGGCAACCGGTGGCCACCTCGTCGCCGACCTGGTGGTCGACCAGCGCCTCACCTGCGTGCTCGACGTCTCGGAGATGTCCAAGGCGGACCAGAGGCGCTTCCTGACTGACTTCGCCGATCGGCTCTACAAGCGCAACCGCGAACCGCTGCACGTCTTCTGCGAGGAGGCCGACGAGTACATCCCGCAGATGGTGCGTGGCGACGTCGCCAGGATGGTCGGGGCCTTTGAGCAGCTGGTGAAGCGTGGAGGCTTCCGCGGCATCGGGATCACCCTCATCACCCAGCGCTCGGCGTCACTCAACAAGGACGTCCTCACCCAAATTCAGACGCTCTTCGCGATGCGCACGACGTCGCCCCAGGACCGCAAGGCCATCCTCGCCTGGGTGCAACAGAATGCGCTCGGGGCCCAGCTGGTCGACGAGCTGCCCGAGCTCGACAGCGGCGAGGCGTGGGTGTTCAGCCCCCATTGGCTCGGGACACTCATGAGGATCCGCTTCCGCCGGCGGCGCACCTACGACTCTGGCGCGACGCCCAAGGTTGGCGTGAAGGCGCGGCCGCCAGCGCGACTCGCGGAGGTCGACATCGCGGCCCTGCAGAAGCAGATGGCGGCCACCATCGAGAAGGCCAAGGCTGACGACCCGCGCGAGCTCCGGCGGCGTATCGCTGAGCTCGAGAAAACCATTAACACGATTCGTGTTAATGCCGAGCCACAGACGATTGAGGTCGAGAAGGTCGTCGAGGTCTCGACTGTCACCGAGGAGGATTGGACCAAGCTCCGCACCTTCGCTCAGGGCGTCCTCGAGGCGGCCCGTCTTATTGCACCGATCATGCAGCAGGTCGAGGGCATGGTCGACGAGGGCACCGCCATCGCGGCTCGCATTCTGGGCGCGCAAGCCGTGCCCTACGCGCGTGCCCAGAACCGTAAACCAAATCCAACGGCATCAAACCGGGCGGTGCCAAGGCCCATCCCGAATACGCGACAGACAGCTGTCGCGGCGGCACCTGCCGCGCAGCCCCACCAAAATGGTTCCTTCAGTCCTTCCGGCAGCCAGCAGAAGATCCTCGACGCCCTGGCCTGGTTGGAGGCCGTTGGGATCTCGCCTGCCAGCCGCCCCCAGGTCGGCATGGTCGCCGGCATCAAGCACACCGGCGGACACTACGCCAACGTCGTCAGCAGCCTGCGCACCGCCGGCGCCATCGACTACATGGGCCCGGGAATGCTGGCCCTGGCTGATGCTGGCCGCGCGATCGCCCAGGCGCCTGATGCGCCCCTCGACAGCGAGGCCCTCCAGGACATGCTGCTGCGCCAGCTCACAGGCTCTCAGCGCAAGGTCGTCGAGGTCGTCATCGCCACCTACCCTGAGAACCTAAGCCGCGAAGAGCTCGCTGATCGAAGCGGGATGAACGCCGGCGGCGGCCACTTTGCCAACGTGGTCAGCTCGCTGCGAACGCTCGGGCTGGTGGATTACGCCGGCCCCGGCCGTGTCGTCGGCACGGAGGCGCTATGGCTCCCATAAGGCCGCTGCCGCCTCGCCGCCCGGAGAGCAAGATGGGCGCCGTGCTGCTGATCGCCGCCGGCCTGATGGCGGTGCCGATCGCGGCCCTGGACTCGGCCCTCTGGCTGCTCCTGACGATCGCCTCCTGGACGGCTGCTCTGTTGCTCCTCCTGGAGCGGCAGCCGTGAGCACCGACCAGGTCCTGGCGCTGGTGGTGATCGTTGCCCTCGTGGCCGCCTTCTCCGGGTACTGGCTGGCCCAGATCGAAACGAAAAAGGAGACAGAGATGAGCTACCGCAAACTGCACCGCCACGTCCACCACCGGCTCGGGCTGAAGCCGCCGGCAGGCCCTGCTGATGGCTGAGGAGCCAACCGTGAACCCCCAACAGGAGATGAGGAAGCCACTGACAGTGGCACAGCGCCTATTGCTGGACGAAATCATCAACGAGGGGGGTCTATACGTCCACCGTTACATGCGATATGGACGAACTATCAACGCGCTGGAACGCAAGGGATATGTGCGCTGCGATGAGCGGGACTACTCCCGGTTCGGATCGGATCATTTCGTGGCCGTCGATGCCTGAGCAGTCACCCCGCGTCCCAGCCACGATGAGCGAGTCAGCAACAACCGACTGGATGAGCGAGTGGATGGAGGCGGGCCGGGAGTTGCGCCAAGCTGAACTGGACAACGTGGCGGCGCTCCACAACTGCGCCGTTGCCGCGACCGCTCTACGGGCGGCTCATGCTCACGTCGAAAAGCTCACGGCGGCGGCATCCCGGCAAGAGGAGAGCCCGTGACTGAGCAGTCACCCCGCGTCCTAGCCGAGGGACTGAGCGACCTTCAGCAAGAAACGATACGGGCCGAGGATGCATGGTGCCGACCGGGGCAGGTGGACTTGGCACACGACCATCGGAGCTTCCGCGCTGGCTACAAGGCCGCTGCTGAGTCCCGCGACCAGCGCATCAAGGAAGCCGAGGCCCTGCTGTACCGACTCAACGCCGCCGACCTTGACAACCCTCAAGCCCTGCTGCGGTTGGCGATGGACGTGGATACCTACCTGAACCGAGAGGAGCGGGAGGAGAGATGAGCATCCGAAACTTCTACCGATACCTGCTGGGATTCGTCACTGGCGAGCATTGGAATCCGGGCAGCAATTGGTGGCTATGAGCACCCTCGACTTTCTGCGGAAGTTGCGAGAGGGCGGGGTATGGGCCACGCCAGAGGAAGCGGCGACGGCGCGGGCCATGATATTGACACCGAGCGGTGCTCGGATTGCGGCGCGCGCCCCGGCCTTGCTGGCCTACACTATCCGACTCGCGGAAGTAGCCCGTGAGGCGCGCGGCTGTGTGGCAATTTGTCCGGATCACGGCGCCGTTGACGAGATCACCATGAGTCCGCTGCTCAGGCGATTTGATGCCGCGCTTGATGCTCCTATTGAGGGCCTGAAATGACTGAGCAGTCACCCCGCGTCCCAGCCGGGAAGCCGTACACGGTGAGCCGAAACCGGCCCTATGGAGGTCCAACCGAGGAGGCGTATCGGATTGCAGCCGCTACCATCCGCGACCTCAAGGCTCAGTTGGAGTCCCGCGACCAGCGCATCAAGGAACTGGAGGGCGTGTTGGTGTGGGCTAAGCGAGCCAGCCGCGTCATCCAAGACCTCGAGAGTTCAGTCCGCGATTGGGATTACGACGAGTCGGCAGCCCTCATGGACTGGCCCGAAGCAATGGACGTGCCGCTGTGACTGCTCAGTCACCCCGCGTCCCAGCCGAAGGGCTACAGCCGGGAGACTATGTGCGGCTCACAGTAGGCGGCCTGATCCTCAACGGCTCCTCGCGCTACCGGCAGGGATACGTCGAGCGCATCGAGGGTGGCACGGTTTTGGTCCGGTCGGGCCAGAAGCTGATCCCGCTCACACCGGGGCACGGATCGAGTATCGAGCGGATCGATGACTGAGCAGTCACCCCGCGTCCCAGCCCAGCGGAGCAGCATAGGCGCGATTCTGTTTGCGGAGGCGTTCGACAAACCCGGGAGAGGCGGGACGACCAGCCATGCTGAGAACGGCCACGGTCAGCCGGTCTGCGGCCAGCGCGCGCTTCACTGGCGGATGGTCGAGGACGAGGGCACCGTCACCTGCGAGAAATGCTCCCGCATTATCTGGCCCCGATGATGGCTGAGCAGTCACCCCGCCTCCCAGCCCTGCGGCAGCGTTTCGGCTACTGGCTGCGGGATATCGTCCAGCCGTTCCCAACCGAGCCGAAGTACGAGGTGGGCAAGCCGTGGATTTGCTACTTCTACCTCAGTGACAGTCGGGAGGCTGCCCTGCGGGGAGTCAGCCGGATGGAGTTGGTCTGTGCGATCTGCGGCAGGCGCGACAAGGTAAGGCTGCGTATCCCGCGATTCCTGAAGCCGATCAACCCCGAAGGCGCCTACCACCCGCTCCGAGTTGCCTTCCTCGACAACCACACCCACCGGATGCAACGTAATCGCCGCGACCTCTGGGCCCTGCCGCTTCTCAACGTCGCCGGGGTCAAGGACATCCCGAATCTTGTGGAGGACTCCCTACGTGACCGACTTGACCGAACCTAGCTCCCGGCAGTCACCCCGCGTCCCAGGCGGGGAGGGGAAGCCGTGAGCGGAACGTTCCTGCGGACCGGCCTCGAATGCCCAGCGCCCCACGTCTGCGAGGTGCCCCAGCAGCCCGCCAGGTGGTGGAAGGGGCAGCGGTTTGAGGCAGGCGCGATCTGGCGCTGCGAGTGCGGGCAAGTCTGGTGCTGCGACTACACCGAGCCGGAACCAGAGCCGCCTCGGCCCAGCGCGTTCGCCACCGACACCCAGCGCGCCACCAGCGGCACGACCACCGTCCGCGCCACCCCGTATTGGGACTGACGGCCGTGGCAAAGCGACATAACTGCGAGCGTTGCTGGACCCAGGACCCCGACGTGCCAACCGTCAAGAAGTTCGACGAGTGGCTGTGCCCGGGACACCTGGACGACGTTGAAGAAGAGGCCCGCGTCCTCGTAGCCGAGGCCCGCGGCGAGTTCGAGGGATACCTGCGATGACCTACCGCGAGCGCCGTGAAGCGCGGGCCGAGCGGCTCCGCGGGTGGGCCGGCAAGCGGGAGGCCGCTGCTGCCGCCACCTTCAAGAGCCACGAGGTCTACCGAGGCGACACCGCCTTCAACACCCAGCCCGGCCGCATCCCCGAGCGCGACCGGGTGAACGCCCAGGCCGACCGGGCCTTCCAGAGCCTACGCAAGGCGGAGGGCATGACCAACCGGGCGGAGAACATCGAGGGCCAGCTCGACCATGCCATCTACTCGGACGACCCTGACGCCATCGAGGCGCTCAAGGTCCGGATCGCCGGGCTGGAGGCGGAGCGGGACCGGATCAAGGCCTACAACGCCAGCTGCCGCAAGGGCGCCCGGGACACATCCCTGCTGGACGAGAACCAGCAGGCCAACCTGGCCTCGATAGCCCGCGTCTGCCCCTACCAGCTGGGCAAGAACGGCGCCTACCCGTCCTACGCGACGGCCAACCTGAGCGGGAACATCAGCCGCAATAGCCAGCGCCTCGAGCGGATGCGCTAGGCTTACTTCCAATGAGAGAGATGACCAGCGCCGAGGCCGCGGAGCGCCTGGGGGTTACCCCCGGGCGCATCCGTCAGCTGCTGGCATCGGGTGAGCTCCGCTCCCGCAAGGTAGGCGGGACCCGCCTGATCTCTGAGCGCGACCTGGCCCGCCTCGAGGCCCGGCCCGCGGCCCGGCGTGGGCCGAAGCCAGCCAAGTAACGGCGAACCGGGACGACAGCGTCCCGGGCAGCAGCGTATCGTAGAGCCCATGACGCACCGCTGGATCGGCCGCAGCTACCTCCCCGAGCGTCACGGGCATCGCTGTCGGATCGTCGTCAAGGGTCGTGGTCGGGCTGCGCTCGTGGAGTTCGAGGATGGCTACCGCGCCAGGACCGAGGTCAGCTTACTCCGGAGGCTGGCCAGGTGACCGCCGCTGCCCTCGTTACTGAGCGCGTCAAGATCGCTGACCTCAAGCCCTTCCCGGGCAACCCGAAGCGCCACGACCTCGAGGCCCTGCGCGAGTCAATCCGCGAGCACGGCGGCCAGTACCGGACCGTGGTGATCGCCGCCGACAACGTGATCCTCGCCGGCCACGGCACCGTCGAGGCGCTGGCCGCTGAGGGCCACACCGAGGTCGACGTCAACCGCCGGCCCTACGACCACAAGGGCTGGACGGAGCGCGTTATTCCAACGCCTGGGTGCCGGCCGAATCCGGGGTCCGCGGACGCCCAAAATAGAGGGCCCACGACTTGCTATTCGCTAACGGATGCGCTAGTATTCTAGACATGACCGCTAGTGCCAACACCCGGAGCCCGCTGACCTGGCCCAGCCGCGACGATGGCCTAATGAAGTGCCACCGGATGACCCCTGACCAGACCCGGACTCTGTGTGGCCAGCGGACCGGCGGCAACTGGATCACCGCCGACCTTGGCGACGTGCTCTTTGAGGAGCACTGCTCCCGCTGCACCGCCGCCCTTGAGAACACCTACTACGCCGCCCCGTGGGGCCCCGAGGACGACGAGGCCCAGGGCCGCGACGTTGAAATCGTTGGCCGCGTTGACATCCATAGCCGGGACCTGGTTGAGGCCGGGACCTGGTTGACCAGCGCCATGACGGCCCAGCGCCTGGGCCTGACCCCGGACCGCGTGCGCCAGCTTTACGCCACCGGGCGCATTGGCGGGACCCTGTTTGGCCGCCAGCTGCTCTACACCGAAGCCGACGTGGCCACCTTCTGGGCGGCGGCATGAAGGCGGGGCGCCGAGGGCTGCCGGGCAGCGGTCCAGTCACTTGCGAGTGCGGTAAACATCGTTCCCGATGCCGCTTCGGAAGGATGCACTTCTGGGGCCTCGCTTATGTCGACCCCGACGCGGGAACCGTGCTGGACAAGCCTAAGCTGCACTGCATGACGTGCGGGGCTTGGCACGAAGGCGAGGTCTGAATCGGCGTGAAGGTCGAAACCTTGACACAGGAGGACCTGCTGCCGTTGGCCTCGAGGGCGGCCCGGGAGGGCGTCAGCCTCCGCCCCACGAGCTGGCCCACGGACTGGTACGGCATCCGTGTCGCCGGCGAGCTCGTCGCGGTGGCCGGCCTGCTGAGGATGCCCAATATGGCGCGGCTCAGGGGCGACTACACGCGGCCAGAGCACCGTGGCAAGGGCTACCACACCAAGCTGACCCTATGGCGGCTCAAGGCAGCTCAGCGCCACGGCGGCCGCCTCGAGGTCATCACCGCCGAGCCCGCCTACTACGCCCAATTCGGCTTTGTCGCGGTGGGGCCCCGAGGCCGCTTCTGGCGCTGCGTTGCCAGCGTGCAGCCGTGAACAGCTACAACGGATTCTCCCCCGAGCAGCGGACCAAGGCCCTGCGCTGGCTGCGCCAGGAACAGGCCGCCGGCCGACGGCTGAGGGCCGCCGTCTGCGAGGTCTGCGGGCAGGACAAGGGCAAGGTGATGGAGCACTCCGAGGACTACTCCAGCCCCTTCGGCGACCACATCGGGGCCCACTCCCTGTGCTTCCGCTGCCACATGTGGGTTCACTGCCGGTTCCGCAACGCCCTGGGCTTCCACGAGTACGTGGACGCGCTCCACGGTGGCGCCATCTTTGAGCCGGCTTCAGAGTGGTGGCTATTCAAGAACGACATGCTGAGCCAGCCGGCCAAGCTGTGGCGACGCATCGAGGGCCCGCCCCGCAAAGACCTGGGGCTGCTCGACCGGCTGGCCGAGGGCAGCACCCTGATCGCGTGGCCGTGATCGACCGAGCCGGATAGCCGGCACGCCAGCGTCCCGGTCCCTGGCGTATCGTAGAGGCATGACCGAGCAGACGATACCGGACGACACCAACGCGCCTCGGCCCATGCCCGCCTGGTATCGAGTTGCTGCGGCGATGCTGGTCACCACTCCCTCGGTTACCCATCGGGAGATCGCCAAGAAGACCGGCCGCGCCAGAGTGACCGTGACCCGAGCCATGCACACGCGCCAGATGCAGCGAGCCATCGACGATGCGCTCGCCGAGCACTGGAACTTCGTCGCTGTCGCCGCCCCGAGAGCCCTGATCGCTGGCTTCTCTAAGGGGCGCGGGCTGGCGCAGGCGCTCAAGGTCCTGCAGCTGCGTGGCGTCGCCCCCACTGACCGCCTGGAGCTCACCGGCGCCGGCGGCTCTCCGCTGATCCCAGGTGACGTGAGCGAGCAGATCCGGGCCTATACCCAGAGGTTGCTGAGTGGTACAGTGGAGGCGCCGGCGGCCCCGGAACAAACGTCGCCTGAGGTCGCAGAACCTGGGACGCAGGGCGACACCGACTGAGATGCCTCGAAGCATCGAGGGAGGCCGTTCGAGCGGCCAGGACCGCCGGCACTTGATCACCACGCTGCGCTGGAGTCACGTCCTCTGCGCCGGTTGCGGCTGGACGAGCTACGTCTACTCCAGCGTCAAGCGGTGCCGGGTCTGCGGCAGGTACGGCGCCCTTCACCGCTACAGCCGAGCGTGGAACAGACGGCTCTACCTGCGCCACGGGCCTGAGTGCCTCTGCCGGTGGACCGCCCGGCCAGCGTGAGCGCCCTCCCCGATAACTGGGAGGAGTGGCCCGACGTCCTCCAGGCCGAGCTCCTGGCCGAGCTCAAGCGTCAGTGGTTCCTCGATCACCCCGACCTCTACGTCGCCGACGTCCTGGGCGAGAGCATCTACAGCAAGCAGGTGGAGATCCTGCAGTCGATCGCCGTCAACCGCCGCACCGCCGTCCCCAGCTGCTTCCAGTCCGGGAAGTCGTGGGTCGCCGCGCGCTCGGCCTGCTGGTGGTTGGAGGCTCATGCGCCCGGGCAGGCCTTCGTGGTCTCCACGGCTCCCACGGGCTCCCAGGTCCGGGCGATCCTGTGGCGCGAGGTCAACCGGGCGCATAGCCGCGGCCGGCGCGGGCCGGAGGGCGACCCGGAGCCGTGGCCAACGCTCATCGGCCGCGTCAACCAGACCGAGTGGTTCATCGGCAACGAGCTCGTCGCCTACGGCCGCAAGCCTGACGAGCACAACCCGGACGCCTTCACCGGCATCCACGCGCCGGCCGTGCTGGTCATTATCGACGAGGCCAACGGCGTCCCCGAGTCGCTCTTCCTGGCCTCTGAGGGCCTGATCGCCAACGAGGACAGCCGCATCCTGGCGATCGGCAACCCCAACAGCTCAGACACGTACTTTCAGGGCGTCTGCAAGGCGGGCTCGTCGTGGCACGTCATCACCATCAGCGCCTACGACACCCCCAACTTCACCGGCGAACCGATGCCTGACCTGGTGCTCCGCTCGCTGACCTCAAAGCTGTGGGTCAAAGAGCAGATCGACCGCTTTGGTGAGACCCACCCGTACGTCATCGCCAAGGTGTTTGGCCAGTTCCCTGAGGACAACAGCAACGCTGTCATCCCCCAGAGCTTCATCAGAGGCCGGCAGGCGATCAGGGCGGACGGCTCGACGCTCGGCACTAATCTCGACATCCCCTGGTTGACCGACGAGGAGAAGCTCGAGATGGCCCCAGTGTCCCTGGGCGTTGACATCGGCGCCAGTGAGGACGGGGACCCCACGGTGATCTACGAGTGTCGCGGTGGCCGACCGTGGCGCTCCTGGGTGGTGCAGAGCAGCGAGGAGGAGGTCGTGGTCGGCCACGTCGTCCAGGCCATCCGGGAGACCGGCGCTGAGCGGGTCAAGGTGGACGCCATCGGCGTGGGCTGGTACATCGCCAGCCGGCTGCAAAACCTTGCGGCCCAGAGCGCCCACCATGCCGAGGTCATCCCGGTCAACGTCGCCCTGCCCGGCCACGAGCCCGCCCTCTTCCCCAACCAACGCTCAGAGACTTGGTGGATGCTCCGCGAGCTCTGCCTTCAAAAGGCCATCGACCTCACCGACGTTGGCGAGGACACGGTGGCCGAGTTGATCGTGCCGGAGTACAAACCCGACGCGCGCGGCCGGACGCGGGTCGAGCCCAAGGCCGAGATCAAGAAGCGCCTGCACCGATCCACAGACCGCGCCGACGCCCTGCTGCTGGCGCTGTACGAGCCGCCCCAGGAGGAGGAAGGCGTGGTGACCTGGGAGCCGGACTACACCATAAGTCCATTCTGAATCAGTAGGTGTGATACGCTACCGTCCCAGACATGGACGGAGCGGCACGCTGGATCAAGGGCACGAAGATGGTCGGCGCGACCGACCTGGAGCGTTACTGGGCCAAGGTTGACCTGGACGGCTCACTCCCAGCTCACCGCCCCGACCTGGGCCCCTGCTGGATCTGGATGGCGGCCTTCGACGGCAAGGGCTATGGCCTCGTCCGCTTCGGTGGGCGCACCCGGAGAGCCCATCACGTCGCGATGGAGCTGGCGGGCATCGAGGTGCCCAAGGGCAGGATGCGTGACCATCTTTGTCGCAACCGCGCCTGCGTCAGACCAACACATTGCGAGGTTGTGGATTCCAGGACCAACTCGCTGCGAGGCGACTGCATCGCCAGCCGGAACGCGCAAAAGACCCACTGCCCGAGCGGCCATGCCTACGACGAGGCCAACACGGATTACTACAAGGGAGCGCGTTATTGCCGCAGGTGCAGGAACGGAGAGCGCAACCCAGAGCGCAGTGGCCCGACAGACTACTGGGATCGCTGGGGCCACGAAGAGCCGCCGCCTCGGTACGCTCGGCCCTGACCAGCGCCCTCTCGCGCCGGTACAGCATCGTTCCGGGACGTGCTACGCTGCTCTCGAAGCAGGTAGACGCCGGCGCTGGAAAGCGGGCTGGAGGTACGAGCCCAGCAGCGCGCCGGCGCCTGTCTTGATCTAAAGCAGGAGGAGCCATGCAGCCCTACGCCATCAACATCAGCCCCGTCGCCGTCAGTGAGTTCCCGGCGGCCGTAGACGCTGCCGTAGACGCCCAGGCGGCCTCTCTGCCCGATGAGGTCAAGGCGCTCATCGCCAAGCTTGCCGATGCCACCAAGGCGATGGCAGCCCACCTGACCGAGGCCACCCACATCGGCGCCTACATCGCCGGGACCCACGCCAGCGGCGCCGAGAACACCGCGCTGCGTGAGCAGTCCGGGATCCAGATCTTCGCCGCCCTACCACCGCCCCCGCCGGCGGCCGTGGACACCGTCACCCAGGCACCGTCCGGCGCCCAGCCCGGCGGGCTCTTCACCGGGCCCACCACCACAGGAGGTTCCCCCGTGAGCGAGACACCCCCATTCCAGGGAGGCCCGGGCGACACCAGCGCCGGCGCCAGCCCGATCCCAACCGCGCTCGAGCCGAGCAACACCGTCCCTGACGGCAGCGCCCCGACCGTGGGCGCCCCGCCTGAGCAGGTCGACCCCAACGCCCCCTCCAGCGTGCCCGTGGTGATCGCCGAGCTGGCGCCAGTCGTAGAGCCGCCCTTCGCGCCACCTCCCGCCCCTGACGCGCCCGACGCGGCCGACCAGGCGATCCTGGACGCCGAGGCCGCTGACGCTGCCGAGGATGCGGCACCGACCGATCCCTTCGCACCCACCCCGGCCCCAGCACCACAGGAGGATCACCCGTGAGCGAGTCAACCCCAGTCCAGCCCGACGCCCCGACCCAGCCCGACGCCCCGACCCAACCGGATGCTCCGGTACAGCCAGACGCGCCAGTGCAGCCGGATGCGCCCGTGCAGCCCGACGCACCCACACAGCCCGAGCCACCGGCAGGAGCGTAAGGCAAGAGGGACGAGGGCGCCGGACTCGATCCCGGCGCCCAACTCCCTGACCGGACATGCAAGCCACCGTCCGGGCCGTCCAGTTCGGCACCACCCTGGTCTGCACCCACGTCCAGAAGGGCGAGCGGCCTGCTGGTGACGTGACGTTGCTGGTGGAGGGCGACAGCCACTTTGTGCGGCTGTGCGAGGCCTGCACCCGGCTCTCCAAGGTGCCCGGCGGCCTGCACGTCGACCTGCCCAAGGCGCAATCCAGCCCGCTCACCAGGCGCCGCACCTCAGTCGATGACTACATCGACCAGCGCCTCGAGCAGAAGACCTGATGGCCAAGCTAACGCTCGACATCACCTTCCGGGCGGACGAGGAGGGCCGCGTCTGGGTGGACCTGAGCGGCAAGGACCAGATGATCGCCGCCTGCTACCTCAAGGATGAGCCCTCCCCCGCCATGGCTGAGGGCATTGTCACTGTGCTCAACGCCTGCGCCGCCGGCTCTGTGGCGCTCGAGGAGCGGGAGCACCAGCCGGCCGAGGTGGCGCTGCGGACGGTGTTCCGCCGCCGGGTGCTGCTTCATCCCCGGACCTGGAGAGGCACCGTCCCCTGATGGCCACCACCAATGGCACGTCGACCTTTACCGAGAGCCTGCAGAGCCTGACCCACGACGAGCTCCTCCAGGAGGTCCTGGTCCGCGAGGACAGCGTCGAGCTCTACCAGGAGGCGCTGGCCGAGCTCGAGCTGGCGATCGAGGACACCGGCTGGCTGCGGCTCACGCTCGAGGGCCAGCGCGAGTTCACCCGGAGCGGCCTGCAGCGCCTCATCCGGCTGGCCCGCCTCATGTACCTCAAGAACCCCCTGATCAAGCGCAGCTCGCTGTTGGAGGCGTACTACGTGTGGGGCCGCGGCGTCACCATCAAAGCCCGCACCGCCAGCGTCAACGACCTGATCCAGGCCTTCCTTGACGACCCCGGCAACCAGAAGGTCTTCAGCGGGCATGAGGCCCGGCTCAAGAACTGCATCGGCTTCCGCGTGGAGGGCAACGTCTTCTTCGCGCTGTTCACCGACCCCATGACGGGCTGGGTGCAGATCCGAAGCCTGCCAGTCGATGAGGTTCAGGACATCATCTGCAACCCGGACGACGCGGCCGAGCCGTGGTTCTACCGCCGCGCGTGGACTGAGACCACCATCGACGCCAAGACAACCGCCGCCGGCCAGCCCGCCCGCACCCAGAAGACCGCCTACTACCCCGACATCGCCTACGACCCCGATGACAAGCCCAAAAAGTTCGGGGACACCGAGATCCGCTGGGACAGCCCGATCTACCACATGACCAGGGGCAACCTGCCCGGGATGCGCTTCGGCGTGCCCGAGGACTACAGCGCTTTTGACTGGGCCCGGGCGGTCAAGGAGAACCTGGAGGCCTACGCCAACCGGATGCAGGCACTCTCCCAGTTCGCCTGGAAGTTCACCACTAAGGGCGGCAAGGCGGGCGTGGCGGCCGCCGTTAACCGGCTCGGCAGCACCATCGGCTCAGCGCCCAGCGGCAGCCTGGTCGAGCGCAACCCCCCGCCGGTCAGGGGCTCCACGATGGTGCAGTCTCAGGCCACCGACATGGCGCCCTTCCAGATCGCCGGCGCCACCGTCAGCCCGGAGGAGGGCCGGCGCCTGGGTTTGATGGTCAGCGCCGGCACCGGCTGGCCCGACACCATGCTGTTCGGCGACGCCGACGCTGGCAGCCTGGCCACCGCCACCAGCCTGGACCGCCCCACCGAGCTCGCCATGGAGAACATGCAAACGACCTGGGCGGGCGCCTACAAGGTGATCCTCAACTACGTCATCGACAGCGCCATCCGCGCCACCAAGGGCCCGATCAAAGGCAAGCCCGTCACCAACCCCTACAGCGGCCGCGAGGAGCTGATCCTGGCCAAGCTGCCCGCCGCGGGCAAGGCCGCCGCTGGCGGCGTCCAGGTGACCGGCGACGGGCTCGACGAGTCCGACCAGCCGAGCCGCACCATCGACATCAGCTACCCCGAGCTGCTCGAGCGCAGCACCCTGGAGCGGGTCCAGGCTATCGTGGAGGCGCTCACGCTGGGCAACACCCAGGGCGTGAAGGCCGGGATCATCGACGACAAGACGGCCATGAAGCTGCTGCTCGGCGCGCTCGGCGAGGACGACATCGACGAGACCCTCGATCGCCTGTTCCCGGGCAACGCCACCATGCTGGCCGCAGTCCCGGGCACCCCGCCCGCGGCTGAGCCCGTGATGGCTGCCGTGGCCGAGGCGCTGCGCGAGGTCCGCCAGGCGGTGGAGCCGATCCTTGCCCGCCGGCTCCAGGAGGCCCAGGCGTGACCTGGCGCTACCTGCTGGCCCGGCTCCTTGGCTGCCGACCCGGCGTCGCTCACAACCCGGTCCTGCCAGGCTGGCCAGCAGGCCCAATGGACGCGCCGTACCTCGTCGACCGCGAGGGGAAGCGGTTGCAGGAGGCCCAGGCATAGGAGGCCTGACACGGGGATGGAGTGGTTTCTGATCGTGCTGGGCGCCCTGATCCTGATCGTCATCCTGGTAATCACCAACTGATGCTCGCCGTGCTCCGCGCGCTGTGGGCGGTGGTCCGCGCGTTGGCCGATGTGGTCGTGGCCGGCTTACGCGCCATCCCCTGCCTGTTCGAGCTCCACCACTGGACCTTGGATCGACTCGACCGGCTCTACTGCATCCGCTGTGGCCTTGAGCGCCCTGCCAGATACTGACACTGGGATCGTAACCCGGGCGATCGACCACTTCCTTGAGGCGACCCGGGCCGCCAGCCGCGACGCCACCCTGGCCCCGCTCGAGGAGCGCACCGCGAAGCAGCTCCGCGTCGGCTGGCGCAAACAGGGCAAGGCCTTCCTGGCCGCCCTGGGCGGCATCCGGGACCAGTTCCCCGCCCAGGAGAGTCGGCGCCTACGCGAGGCTGTGGGCGACGCCTGGCAGCCACTCTGGACTGATGCCAGCTCCAGCGGCGACCCCACGATGGAGGAGGCGCTCAACTCCGGCGCCGAGGACGCCCTGATGGCAGGAGCCGCGGCCACCGAGGCCAGCCTCGGCCTCGAGACCAGCTTCAACCTCAGCAACCCGCTCGCCGTCCGCTACCTCGACAAATACGCCGCGGACCTGGTCAGCAACATCGACGAGACCACCCGCGACACCCTCAACCGCCTGATCACCGGCGGCGTCCAGGAGGGGCTCAGCTACCAGAAGATCGCCGCCACCCTGCGCGACCAGTTCGACAACTGGAGCGAGCCCCAGGCGTTCATCCAGGACCGCGCCGAGATGGTGGCCGTCACCGAGATCGGCAACGCCTACGAGGCCGGCAGCCGCGCCGTCGTCCAGGACCTGCAGGACACCGGGCTGGAGTACGAGAAGTCCTGGCTGGCTGAGGGCGATGCCTGCCCCATCTGCGAGGCCAACGCGGAACAGGACTGGATCTCCGCCGACGACGGCTTCGACAGCGGCGACGACACCCCGACCGCGCATCCGGCGTGCCGCTGCACCACGCTCTACCGCCGTGTCAACAGCGACGGCAGCACCACCGACGAGGGCGACACAGGCGGCGAATAGCTGGTTGATGGGCCCGCCGGTAGCACTGAAATGCCAGCCCTGCGAAGTGACCGGCACCCCCGCATCGAGTTTTCGCATTCTCTAAGATGGCGGTGACCGCACCGGGACGCTAACGTACCCGGGCCCATCGAGGAGCAGATGGCCAAGTTCACCAAGGACCACGCCAAGGAAGCCCTGCCGGACGGGTCGGATGTCCAGCACGACACCTGGGTGAAGACTGCCAACAAGGCCGACGGTGACGGCAAGACCGAGGCCGCCGCCAAGGACCTCGCCACCAAGGTCGCCAAGAACGTCAAGGAGGCCGGCTCCCGTGCCTCGGTGATGCTCCTGCTGGCCGAGGTTGGCAAGGTCCTGAGCAGCGCCAACGAGGACAAGGTCCGCACCGCCCACGGCCACCTCGAGGACGTGCTGGGCTCGCTCAAGTCCGACAAGCCCGCAGCCACAACCGAGGCCGGCCGCGCCCGCTCGCTGGAGCTGATGGGCCTGCAGGAGTCCGGCAGTGAGAGCGCCGACGACGCCGCCCGCGGTGCCTGGGTACTGGCGGAACTGCTGCGGATCATGGGCGACGAGGCGGACGAGCCCGACCAGCTGGCGCAACTGCAGACGGTCTACGACGGCATGGCCGAATGGGTCCGCGAGGAGGCTGCTGAGATCGGCACCGACGCCGACGAGCCCGCAGACCTCGGCCCCTACTACGGCTGGGAGGCCAAGGGCATCGACATCCGCCACCCCAGCGTGATCCCACTCCAGGAGTCCGCCTCCGCGCCCCTGGCCGAGAAGACGTTGTTGCAGGAGGCTGTGGTGCGCTCGAACGGCACCATCCCCGTCAAGCTCATCGCCCCCGGCTGGGGAGTCAGCGGCTATTACAGCGAGGCGCTGCTCAGGGCCTGCGAGGGCGAGGTCTTCACCGCCGGCACTCAGATGTACTGGGATCACCCGACCAAGACCGAGGAGACCGACCGCCCTGAGCGCAGCCTGCGTGACCTAGCGGGCAAGCTGGTCACCGACGCGGCCTATGACCCGGTCGGCCCCAAGGGCCCGGACGGCAAGCCGAAGGGTCCGGGGTTGTACGCCGACGCCTTGGTCTACGAGGCCTTCCAGCCGGCTGTCAACGAACTGGGCGGCGACATCGGCGTGAGCATCCGCGCGTTCGGCTCCGGCCACCGCGGTGAGGCCGAGGGCCGCTCCGGCATTCTGGTCGATGACTTCACCGAGGTCGCCTCAACCGACTTCGTGACCATCCCCGGCGCCGGTGGCGAGATTCTGCCCCTCTTCGAAGCTGCTCGGGCCCGCGCACGCGAGGCCCAAACCACCCACCCAACCACCCCAACGGAGGACCCGAACGTGGATCCAGTCGCACTCAAGGAAGCCCAGGACGCCGCCAAGGCATCCGCAGACAGGGCTGCCCGCGCCGAGGAGCGGCTGCTCCAGCGGGACGCCGTCGACATCATTACGGCCGAGGTCGCCAAGCCCGAAGTCAAGCTGCCCCAGATCACCAGGGACCGCCTGGTCCACAATCTCAGCGAAGCGGCACCCCCGCTCACCGAGAAGGACGGCGAGCGCGAGCTCGACAAGGCCAAGCTGGTCGAGTCGATCCAGGCGGCCGTCAAGGACGAGCAGGCCTACCTCGAGTCGCTGGCCAGCGCCAACGGCGCCGGCCGCGTGCGGGGCTTCGGCTCCACCGAGGCTGAGGGCGAGGTCAGCACCGAGCAGACCGAAACCGAGTTGACCGAGGCCTTCGCAGACCTTGGGCTCTCAGAGGCGGGCGCCAAGCTCGCCGCCGCTGGACGGAGGTAAGGCATGGCACGCAACGAGGTATATCCACTGGGACGGCAGCTCGCCGTCGCGGTCACCAGCCCGGCCACCCCGGCAGCTGGCGATCCGGTGATCGTCAAGAACCTGGCAGGCGTGGCGCTTGAGGCCAAGAACGCAACCACCGGCCTCACGTCGGTCAAGTTCGACGGCGTCTTCACCCTGCCGGTGGCCAACGCCACCGCGGTCGGTGACGTCATCGGCGGAGCCGCGGGGTCGCCCGTTGTGCTGACCGGCTACGCCACCATCGCGGCCGCCGTCGCCGCCGCTGCCATCATCTTCGGACACGCTCTGGCGGTCCAAGCCGGCGCCGGGTCCATAGCAGTTCGACTGGGGCGCTAGGAGGCCCGTCATGAAACAAAACGACATCCTCGACCTGGTCACCACGCTCCCCGCTGAGGAGGCCTCCGTCTCGGCCTTGTTCGGCGGTGAGGGCCGCGGCGCCCACAGCATCCGCAGCCGCAACCAGAAGAACCCGGAGTACCAGCAGAAGCTGGCTGAGGCGGTGCGGATCTTCGCCGCCGCCGACAAGAGCAGGCGCGGGATGGTGATCTTCCAGGAAGCCCTGGGCACCTCCGACTTCCCCAACATCTTCGCGGATGTTTTGGACCGCATGCTGTACGCCGGCTACAAGGAAGTCGAGCCGGTCTTCCAGAACTTCATCCGGGTCAACCGCAACATTCGGGACTTCCGCCCGGTCAAGCGGTTCGCCGTCTACGGCGCCGACGACCAGCTCAGCCTGGTTCCGCCCCAGACCGAGTACCCCCAGGCCCAGCTCACCGACATCGCCTGGACCTACTCGGTGGCCAAGTACGGCAAGACCCTTAGCCTGACCTGGGAGGACGAGGTCAACGATGACCTCGGCGCCCTGACCGACATCCCGGCCCGGCAGGGCCGAGGTGCCCGCCGCACCGAGCAGCGGTTCGCCACTGGGCTTTACGTCGACGTCAACGGCCCCCACATCGGGCTCTACAACGCCGGCAACAAGAACCTGGTCAACATCGCCAACGGCGCCCTCGTCAACAACCCCGTGCTGAGCGTGGACGCGCTGACCGACGCGATCAACGTGCTGCTCAACCAGGTGGACGAGCAGGGTGAGCCGATCGACGTGGGCAAGATGCGCCTGGTGGTCCCGCAGGGGCTTGAGGTCAAGGCCCGGCAGATCATGACCGCCACCATGCTGATCGTCAACGCCGCGGGCACGTTGAGTGCCACCGGCCAGCGGGTCGAGGGTGCCAACTACATCCCCGACTTCATGGAAGGGCCCTACGTCGATCGCTACATCACCGCGATCGCCACGGGCCGCGCGGGAGGCAGCCTGCCGTGGTTCCTGTTCGGGGATCCCAACGAGTCCCGGCCCGCGGCCGAGATGGGCTTCCTGGCCGCTTACCCGGAGCCCCAGCTCTTTGTCAAGGACCCCAACCAGCGCCGCGTCGGCGGTGGAGCGGTCGACCCCCTCGACGGAGACTTCGACTTCGACGCCGTCCGGTACAAGGTGCGCCACGTCATGGGCGGCACCCGCATGGACGGACGCAGGACGGTGGCCTCGCGCGGCGACGGCGCCGCATAGGAGCAGGCAACAGCGGGCCCGGTGACCATTTGAGTCATCGGGCCCCCTCGCCTTCCTGAGATGAGCGGGCCGTGCTGATCGCCGACGTCGTCACGGCTGGCGGCGTCCCCCAGGACGGCATCGCCGTCAGCGCCTACAAGGCGTCCCGGTTCGGCGTGGCGCCGCAGCGGGGCACCGCACCACCTGGCGGCGGCCCGGACGCCGGACCCGTCACCTCAGGCGCGGCGTTCGGCGGCTTGGGCACCTACCAGATCAGCACCCCAACGGCTGAGGATTACTGGACCCACGCCGTCATCGCCGGGGTGGACACCTGGGAGTTCTACCCCGGCGACACCGAGGGCATGACCACCCTGGGCGACCTCATCGTCGGAGGTATTGGGGGCGCTGCGACCCGCCTGGCAGTCGGGGCTATTGGTACGGTGCCGTTCTCCAACGGAACAACCCCCGCCTGGCGAGGAATCACCAACGCCGACGTAGGGACGCTGGTAGGCGACCTGGCCGAGATCGAGGCGGACATAGCCGGGTTCGAGGGCTCCAACGTTCTCTCTGTTGCGGGCCGGACGGGCGCGGTCGTGCTGGCCGAGGCTGACGTCACCAACCTGAACACCGACTTGGCGCTCAAGGCTCCGCTGGCGAGTCCGTCCTTCACTGGCACAGTCTCAGCGGGGAACCTCCAAGCCCAGGCGATGGACATTGAGAATACGACCGGGACGCTACTGATCCTCAACAGTACGACTGGCGCGGTTAGCGACTACACCGAGATCCAGCTCCGGCGCGGCGGGACTATCTTCTGGCGCATCGGCCAGAACATCGGCGGTGGCAACAGCGACGCATTTCAGGTCTACCGAAGTGGTCCAAATGCGGGCACCAGCCTGGCGATAGCATGGGCGACGGGCGCGGTCACGCTCGGAGTAGCCGCAGCGATGGGTGCTGCCACGGCCCTACTGGTCAACCCTACCTCGGCCAGCGGCAACCTGCTGGACTTGCAAATTGCAAGCGCATCCAAGGCCAGTATTGACTCCACCGGCAAGGGTACCTTCAACGGAGGGCTACAGACTCCAGGTGACATAGAACTGGATGGCGGCGGGTGGGCGTTTTACCTGCACCCGGTTGCTGGAGAACTGCGCCTCTCCAACTCCAACGATTCTTCACGCCTCCTGCTCCACGTCGGGGCACTGATTACAGACGGGGCACTGGTCGCTCCTGCGCTGGGGGGCTTCGTTGCTGCCGACAAGTACGTGACCATCGACTCCAACGGCAACCTCCATAAGAGCGCCATAGGACCAGCATCGTGACCGACTTTCAGGTCCGTCCTCCCACCAGCATTCAGCAGCTCGACCAGGACCACACCCTTCAGGGGCCGACTGGGATGCAGGTTGGACGCCGTGGCGATTGGGTCTTCACCTGGACGCTAACGCTCCTGCCAGGTGTGACTCGCACTTGGTCCGTCCTCGTTCCCGCCGACTATCTCGGCTGCTTCCTCGACGTGCAGGAGGCGAGCTTTGCCAGGGCCGTCGTCGACCAGCCTTCCACCCCACCACCTGAGGAGAGCCATGACTGAAGCTGAGATCCTGACCGACAAGCCCGCAGCGCCCGATGCCGCCGAGGGTAACGGTCGCGCCACCAAACCCAAGGCAACACAGCGAGTCGTTCCGCTGGAGCAGCGCGTTCGCAACAAGGTTGCCGCCATGCTGATTGGCACTCAGCAGTTCGGCATCTGGATCGACGGCTTCTGTGAGGCGTCGGGCATGGACCCGGCCAACGTGGAGCTGCTGATCGACTCTGCCCGCCTGCGCGAGCGCAAGGCCCTCGACGCCCCGCCAGACGAGGCCCAGGACTAACCAATGCCCCTCAGCGGCCCGCCAATCCAGGCCCCAGTTCTGCCCTACGACCCGAGTACACTGCTGGGCAGGACCCGGCTGCTGGCTCAGGACACCGACGTCGCCGCGTTCATCTTCAGCGACACCGAGATCCAGAGCTTCCTCGACATGAGCTCCCAGGCCCCCATGCTGGCCGGCGCCAAGGCGCTGCGCGTGATCGCTGCCAACCAGGTCTACACGCTGAAGGCGATCAAGCTTCTGGGGCTGCAGACCAACGCCCACCTGATGGGCGCCGAGCTGCGCGCCATCGCTGACGACTACGAGCAGCGGTACGAGCAGGGCGACGACGGCACCGGCAGCATGGTCGGGGTCTTCGAGATCGCGGAGACCGTGGTCGATGAGTTCGCCGAGCGCGAGCGCATCCAGAAGCAGTTTGAGCGTGACTTCCCAAGCGTGTGAGGCCGTGTTTGATACTCCCACGCCGGCCGACCCCTGGGCGGATCTGCCTGACTCGGCTGACCCGCTCCCTGCCATCGTGGTCTCGGCGGACGGGACCCACCACTGCAAGGCGTGTGGCGACCTGATGTTCCTGAGCCACCGGGAGCACGTGCCCTTGCACCGCTCCAACGAGAGCGTGTTCTGCCCTGGGTCAGTGGACGAGACCCTGGAGCGGACTAGCTGATGCGCCCCGCCAGCATCGTCCATCCGCACCTGCTCGAGGCGCTGGTCGCCAGCGGCTTCTTTCCCTTCACGGCGACCATCCAGGCGCCCACCCGGGTCATCGGCACCGCGGGAGGTGAAACCAGCACCTGGGCGACCGTGCCCGGGCTGGAGACCATCCCGGCCACCAAGGACGTCACCGGCGGGGTGGAGCAGCGCGGCCCCGAGATGATCGTTGAGGAGATCTTCACCAGGATTCAGCTGGCCGGCTACTTCTCCCAGATCGACGAGAGTATGCGCTGCCTGCTCGACGACGGCACCACCTGGGACATCTTCGCCGCCGACGCTGACCCCATGCGCACCATGAGCCAGCTCACCTGCCGCAAGGTGACCCCGACCGCCAGCCCGGGCGAGTAGTGGCCAGCTTCGTCGGCCGCCTCGTGGGGAGCTCCAACGTTCATCTGAACTTCAAGAAGGTGGCCCTGGCCGTGGGCCCAGGAGGGCTGAAGACAGCCGTGACCGCCGGCGCCGTCCCGGTCCAGAACGCCTGGAAGGAGAAGGCGCCCGTAGACACTGGGACCTACCGGCGCAGCGTCCACATCGGCGGCATCACGCAGCCAGAGGAGGGCGGCGACGATGGCCACGTCAAGCAGCGGGAGGCCCTGCCCGAGCCCGAGCTGGACGCCGACCACGTGCTGGTCACGATCGGGACCGACATCGTGGATCCGAATTACCCCGCGATGTTGGAGGACGGAACCTCCCGCATGGCCGCCCAGCCCAGCTGCCAGCCGGCCTGGGACGAGACCAAGGACAAGGCCGAGGAGGAGATCGGGGCGGTGCTTCGGATCCGGCTTGAGGCAGCCGGCAAGCTGTGACCTTCAGCGATGAGTTCCACACCTACCTGACCATCGAGGCGCCCAAAACCTCGGCGCTGGTGGGCGATCGCGTCTCCCCGCTCAAGCTGGTCGCCCAGGCCGTCATGCCGGCGATCACCTACCAGCGCATCAGCGGCCTCAACCCCATCGCCTCCCAGGCCGAGGAGGGCCCCACGCAGGCCCGCATCCGGATCAACTGCTGGGACGTCACCTACGAGGGCGCCAACGCGCTCGCTGGAGCCGTTATAAGCGACCTCAAGGGCGATGCGGGCCCGGGGAACGGGCACACCAAGGCCGGCGACCAGGAGGACGACGACCCCAACACGGGCCTGTTCCGCCGGCGACTCGAGTACCTGTACTGGATCGACGAGTAGGCGTGTTCTATTTCGTGCTCTGCTACGATGCGTGGGACGCCAACGTCCCGGCACAGGAGGCCTAGATGAGCGAGATTGTGGGCAGCGAGCCTGTCGAATTGACCGAGCGGTCCGGCTCTGTCGTCGACGCTCCTGAGGAGTCCGACGAGACCAAGGCCCAGCGCGAGGCCGACGCCAAGAGCTCCCGCCGCGCCGCCGCCGCCAGCAACCCCGAGGACGCGCCCCAGCAGGAGGCGGTCGCGGCCCAAGAGGGCGATGACGAGTTTCTCTCCGGTGCGTGGAATGGCCACCCGAATCACAAGTGCCCCGACTGCCACATCGCCTTCCTGGACATCCAGGGCGGCAGCCAGGCGGTCCGCGTTCACCGGCGCAGCGCCCACCCAGGAGGCAAGTAAGTGGCCATCACAGCCCTTCCCATCACCACCCCGCCGGGGCGCGTCTTCGCCACCCCGCTGACCGCGCTCTCAGCCGCGCTGGTTTTCACCCCCGCCGACGTCGCCAACGGCAACAGCTTCGTGTCCACCGGGCGCGAGCTGATCTTGGTCATGAATACCGGGGCCGCTCCTGGCACTGTGACAATCAACAGCGTGGCGGACCCCACCGCGCGCACCGGCGACGTCACGGCCTACAGCCTGCCGATCGGCAGCGTCACCCCGCAGTTCGCCGTCCACGGTCCTCTGCCACTCGCCGGGTGGGCTCAGGCGGATGGCACCGTCCACCTGCAGGGCTCCGCAGCCACCGTCTGGTTCTGCATCGTCAGACTGCCGGCCCTGAGCTGATGCCGTACAAAGATCCCGCTGCCAGGATCGCCAACCGCAGGGGATACCGCCCTCGGCAGCGGGAGGCTGAGCGCACTCCCGCATACCTGGCCAAGCGCAGGGCCTACGCGGCTGCCCATCGTGCCGAGCAGAAGGCTTGGCGTGATGCGCACAAGGAGGAGCGGCAAACCGCAGCCAAGGAATACCGGCTCAGGGTGAAGTTCGGGCTCAGCGTTCAGGAGTACCAGCGCATGCTGGACGCCCAGGACGGCGTGTGCGCGATCTGCCGGGAGCCCGAGACCAAGATGCTCCCCAGCGGCAACATCAAGGCGCTCGCCGTCGATCACGCCCACGTCCCCGGGCTCCCCGTTCGCGGGCTGCTCTGCTTCAACTGCAACACCGGCATTGGGCTTCTGAGGGAGCGCCCTGACCTGCTCCTCGCTGCGGTCCGGTACATCGAGGACTTCCGGCCGCAACTGGCCCTGGTCCAGGAGGATCTACTGTGAGCTGGGCGAAAACTGGGCCGGGCTTTTTAATGAGTAAGGGCGATGGAGGCGCGCCAGAGGCCTTCACCACCATCGGCGAGGTTGGCGCCATCGCCGGCCCTGGGCAGAAGACTGACACCCACGACGTCACCAACCAGTCCAGCCCGGGTGGCGTTGAGGAGATCGTCCCCACCATCATCCGGACCGACGACGTGACCTTCCCCATCAACCTCAACGTGCTCGACCCCACACACGACAACAACACCGGCATGATGGCCGACCAGAACAACCGGACGCTGCGCAACTTCAGGTTCTTCCTGAAGACCAGCACCAAGTACGTCCAGTTCTCGGCCTACGTGGTGGGCTTCAAGATGATGGGCCCAGTCACCGGCGCACTGGTGGCTGACTGCACGCTCAAGCCCACCGGCCAGTGGAGCCTCGGCGGATGACCGAGGAGATCCTCACCGAGCCCACCGTTCAGGCCCAGGCCCCAGTTGCCAACGGCGGGGCGCCCGAGCGCAAGCGCCTCAGCCGTGGCGACATCCAGAGCGGGCAGGACAGCGGCCTTGGCAAAGAGGAGCTCGACGTCCCGGAGTGGGGCGGCTACGTGGTCGTCAAGGGCCTCACGGGCCACGAGCGCGACGCCTGGGAGGCCGGCATGGTGGTCAACGCCGGCACCAAGAAGCAGCGCGTCACCCTGGCTGACACCCGTGCCAGCCTGGTGCAGAAGACCTGCATCAACGACGACGGCACGCTCCAGTTCCAGCCCTCGGACATCGAGTGGCTGACCCAGAAGTCGGCGGCCTCCCTGCAGCGCGTCTTCCTGGTCGCCCAGCGGCTCAGCGGGCTCAGCGATGACGACATCGAGGAGATCGTCACCGATTTAAAAGACGACCCGAGCGCCGTCACTGGGTAGACCTGGCCGTGACGCTCGGCTACCCGTCAGCCGAGGCGCTGCAGCAGGACATGACCTCCCACCAGTTCGCGGAGGTGCTGGCCTTCCAGCGCGTGGAACCCCTGGGCCAGCGCCGCGAAGACTACCGGACGGCGATCATCGCGGCCTCCATTCGCAACCTCTTCGCCGAGCGCGAGGACCAGCTGGTCCAGCCCCAGGACGTGCTGGACGAGGTCTTCGACTTCTGGCCTGACGAGGCCAGCGACGAGGCGGTCGCCACCCCAGAGGAGATCGCCCAGGCAGAGGACAACCTGATCCGGATGGCCACCGAGTGGTTCGGCGCGGAGAACCGCGTCTGATGGCCGGCACGCTGGGCCGCCTCGCGCTCGAGTTGGGCGTCTCGAACAAAGAGCTGATCGGCGGACTGGCTGAGGGAGACGCTGCCGTCGGCTCCTTTGAGAAGAAGGCGAGCGGAGGTATGGCCGGCGTCGGCAAGTCGATCGCCACCCTGGGCCTCGTCGGCGCGGTCGGGCTGCTCGCGGTGGGCGGTGCGTCAGTGAAGATGGCCGGCGACTTCCAGAGCTCCACCACCAAGCTCGTCACCGGCGCCGGGGAGTCGCAGAGCGCCATCGGCATGGTCCGCCAGGGCCTGCTCGACATGTCGGTGCAGGTGGGCACCTCCGCCGGAAAGCTCAGCGAAGGCATGTACCTGGTCGAGTCGGCGGGCTTCCACGGCGCCCAGGGGCTCTTGGTGATGAAGGCTGCCGCCGAGGGCGCCAAGGTCGGCGGCGCCGACATGGCTGTCGTGGCAGACGGGCTGACCACGGTTCTGAACGCCTACAAGATGCCCGCCACCGAGGCGGCCAGGGTGACCAGCGAGCTGGTGGCCACGGTGGCCGCCGGCAAGATGCACATGGAGGACCTGACCGCCTCGCTGGGGGCCATCCTGCCGACCGCCGCGGCCTTGCACGTGCCCCTCGTGCAGGTCACCGGTGCGATCGCCACCATGACCTCCCAGGGCACCAACGCCGCCACCGCCACGCAGTCGCTCCGGTTCCTGATGGCGTCCATGGCTGGGCCCACCTCGGCAGCCGCCAAGGAGTTCGCGGGGCTGGGGATTGGGTTGAAAGATATCCCCGGGATAACGAAATCGGTGTCCAAAGAGTTGGCCGACCTGGGCCTGCACACCTCGGCTGTGGCGGCAAAGCTGGCCTCGGGTGACTTCCCCGGCGCGATGGCGATGATCACCGACGCGATCGGCAAGAAGTTCCCAGCCGGGTCGGCCCAGTACGAGGCGGCGCTGAAGGCAGCCGTCGGCGGGACCCGCGGAATGACGGCAGCCCTCGAGCTGACTGGCAGCCATGCCGCCACCTGGGCGGCCAATATGGGCTCGATCTCGAAGGCTGCCAGGGACGGCGGCAAGGACGTGCAGGGCTGGTCCACGATCCAGGGCGACTTCAACCAGAAACTCGACGTGCTGAAGGCAGCCGCGGAGAGGGCCGGCATCGAACTGGGGACCAAGCTTCTCCCGGTCGCCACCCAGCTGGCCGTGAGTGCGCTCCCGCCGCTCGTCGCGGCCGCCGGGTTCCTCACCGACCACCTCAAGACCATCGTGCCCATTGTTGGCGCCGTCGTTGCCGGATTCGTGCTCTGGAAGGCGATCATGATCGCCCACGCGATCGCCACCGGGCTCGTCACCGTGGCGACCACCGCCTGGACGGTGGCCACCACGATCTGGAAGGTGGCGATGATCGCCAGCGCGGTCATCACCGGGATCGCCACCGGCCAGGTCTCCGCGCTGGCGGCCGCCCAGTGGCTCCTAAACCTCGCCATGGACGCTAACCCGGTCGGGGCGATCGTGATCGGGATCATGCTCCTGGTCGGCGTCCTCGTCCTCGCCTGGACCCATATCAAACTGGTCCGCGACGTTGTCGGCTGGCTCTGGCAGGAGATTCAGATCCTGTGGCACTGGATCGTGGGTGGCAGCCCGGGCCTGGTCCCCGCCTTCCAGGCGCTGATCAGCATCATCAGCACCGTCATCAGCATCGCGCTCTTGCCGATGAAGATCGAGTTCATGCTCCTGAGCGCGGCGGTGGGCGTGGTGTGGAACATACTCCAGGGGGTCGGAGGCTGGCTTGTCTCAACCTTTGGCGGCATCATCAGCGGGGTCGTAGGGACCATCGGCAACGTGGTGTCCTCGATCCTGAGCGAGTTCGGCAAGTTGCCGGGGCAGCTGGTGGCGATCGGCGGCCAGATCATCGACGGCCTCATCAGCGGATTGCTGGGCGGGATAGGCAAGATCGCGGGCGCGGTGGGCAGCGTCGCGGGCAGCGTCGTGAGCGGCTTCAAGGGGATGCTGGGGATCAAGAGCCCGTCTTCGGTGATGGCGCTTCAGGTGGGCGAGCCGATCATGGCCGGGGTCGCCGCCGGGATGAGGCGGAGCACCGCGGTGGGCCAGGCGATGAAGAGCCAGCTGGGCCAGCTACAGGGACAGCTCGGGGGCGGGCAGAACTCCGGCTGGCAGGGTGGCGGCAACCAGGGCGGTGGTGCCCGGGGCGGCCCAGTGCAGCAGATCGTGAACAACTACTTCCAGGCCAAGATTGACCCCCGCGAGGGGCGGCAGATGGGCCGCGACATCGCCTGGCAGTTGAAGACGGGCGCGGGCTGACATGCCAGTCCTCGGCGCTCTCAACGGCAGCTACAACAACTACGTCTTCGACAAGACATTCGACGACCTGCAGCACAAGATCTACGTCACCCAGATGGACGGCGTGGACGACCTCCCCACCGTCCGCCAGAGCGACGTGCCCCGCGCTCAGCAGGACGGCAGCTTCGGCGGTCTCGACTACCTGGATGAGCGGGTGATCACTCTCGGCCTCAACCTGATCGCCCCCGACAACCCCACCTTCCGGCAGATGCGCCAGGACCTCGAGACCGCCTTCCAGCCGATGCGCAGCGCCGAGTTGCCGCTGTACCTGTTCAACAACACCCGCATCATCTTTGCCCGGGTCAAAAAGCGCAGCGGCGGCATGGACCTCTCCTGGGCTCAGACCCAAGGCGAGACCCTGCTGGAGCTGGTCGCCACCGACCCACGCAAGTACGCTGCCAACCTCACCACCCTGGCCGCCAGCGTGGCCGTGCTGGGTGGCGGTGTCACCTTCCCGCTGACCTTCCCGCTGACCTTTGGCACGGCCACCGTCAGCGGCCAAATCATAGCGACCAACGCCGGCAACTACTCAACTCTGCCCACCGCTCACATTACGGGCCCGGTCGACAACCCGCGAATTGAGCATACGGACCAGGGCGCTGCCATCACCATGGCCATCTCCCTGGCTGCTGGTGACTACCTCGACATCGACTTCGCCGCCCACACGATCATCCTCAACGGCACTGCGAGTCGGCGCTCCACCCTCACGGCGGCCTCGCGGTGGTTTGAACTCACCCCCGGAGACAACCACCTGCGGTATTCAGCAGACACCGTCCAGCTCGGCAGCGTCTGCACCCTCACATTCAGAAGCGCGTGGCTTTAGGAGGCCTTCAATGACAGTAAGAACTCCGCCGATATTCGTCCAGGCTGGCAGCCACCCTGCAGAGCGGGTGCGTCAGATGATGGCCGCGCTGGCGGGCCAAGCGGGGATCAGCAACTTCGCCGACCTGCTGGTCGCGGCCCACGGCACCCCGAATATGAGCGTGGACGTCGCTGCGGGCAGCGCGTTCATTGCTGGGACTGAGGCGACCTTCCAGGGCTCGTACTACTTCCTGAACGATGCCGTGGTCAACCTGGTCGTCGCCGCCGCCGACGTCACCAACCCGCGCCACGACCTGGTTGTGGCCCGCATCCGCGACACCGCTTACAGCGGGGCCAACGATGACGCCGCGCTGGTGGTTGTCACCGGGACGCCTGCCGGCAGTCCCGTGGACCCGGCGACCCCCGCCGACTCGCTGGTGCTGGCCAGGGTGCAGGTCAATGCCAATGCGTCCTCGATCGTGGCCGGCAACATCACCGACCTCCGCGCCAAGGGCTCCGCCCCGGATCGCTACGCCGGGCAGCAGGCCACGGCGGGGCCCCCGACCACCGGGGCCTTCGTCGTCGGCCAGTACGTCTTCGACCTCAACGGCATCCTGTGGACCTGCACCGCGGCGGGGACGCCGGGGACCTGGAAGATCGTGGGCGCCGCCGGCAAGATCGCGGGACGTCGACATGGGGTTGCGACAACGTCCATTGGCAACTTACTAACCATCATCGCCTTGGACACCAGTGACCTCGACCCCTTTGCGATGGGTGTGAGCAACGGCTTCACCGTTCCCTACACCGGGATTTGGCACGTCAGCGCTGGTCTCGAAATTGTCAGCGCCTCCGGTGGCGGGCAAATTAGGCTCGCCGTTGGGATCAATGGGTCGAGCGTCCATAACCTGCAAGATGTAGTCAACCTAGCGGCGAACAGTGGGCTGACAGGTTCGACCCACATACAAGTCACGGCTGGGCAGACGATCAACGTGATGGGGATCTCGCCCGGCGGCGCGATCGGATTCACCGGCTGGCTCTCGGTTCATTTCCTGGGCTGAGCTTGGCGACTTATACCTATCTCGTTGCGGACCTGATGACCAACGCCATCTTGGCCGAACTGCCGCTGAAGGCCGTCACTGCCGGCGTACGCCTCAACGCAGCCGGCAGCTTCCAGGGGGACCTCTACCTGCAGGGGAACAGCGCCAACCGCATCGCCGACCTGCTCAGCGGCACCCAGCCGAGCCGGACCGCGCTCTACCTCGACCGCGACGGGACCTTGCTCTGGGGTGGCATTATCTGGGTCCGTGGCCCCTACTGGGCAAGCGCGCCCAAGTTGACCCTGGCCGGGACTGATTTCTTTGGGTATTTCTTCCGCCGATTCCTGACGGCCACCAAGACCTACGCCGCCGCTGACCAGCTCTTCATCGTGCGAGACCTCGTCAACTGGGCTCAGGCGGCCTCTGGCGGCAACATCGGCATCATCGTGGGCGCTGAAGTTAGCGGGCGTCTGGTCAGTCGCACCTACAACAGCTACGACCTCAAAAAGATCGGCGATGCCATCGTCGAGCTGTCCGCGGTCGCGGGCGGCTTCGACTTTGCCGTGGACGTGGCCTACAACAGCAGCGGCCTGCCCACCAAGACCCTTCGCTTGAGCTACCCGCGCCGGGGCCAGGGTCAGGGCATGACCGGCTGGGTGTTCGACTTCCCCGGCAACATCATCGACTACGGCTGGCCCGAGGATGGCACCACCCAGGCCACCGCGATCATGGCCACCGGCGCCGGCGCCGGCGCCGCCCAGCTCCTGAGCACCGCCAACCGCGCCGATCTCATCGCCGCCGGCTACCCCCTGCTGGAGGCGGTGGTCCCGTATAAAGACGTGACGGTGCAGGCCACCCTTGACGACCGCGCCAGCTCCGACGTCAACGCCCGGGCCCAGGTGGTGACGATCCCTGAAATCACCGTGCGCGCGGACATGGACCCAATCCTGGGCAGCTACACCCAGGGGGATGACTGTCAGATCCAGATCACCGATGCCCTCCGCTTCCCCGCCGGCCTGAGCCTGCTGCAGCGCATCGTGGGCTATGACATCACCCCGCCCGATGCTGGGCAGGCCGAGAGCGTGCCCCTTATCCTGGGGCCGCCCTCGCAGGACACCATCATCCACCCCCAGACCCTGGGCTCCCTGCTGCAGAACGTCGATAAGCGTCTGCAGATCATCGAGGGCCAGGCGCCGTGATAGTGGTGACAAAGACGCCTCGGTACGCTACCGTTCCCAAGTAGGCATGGGACTCTTCTCTCGTCACGTGAAGCCAAACGGGCACGATCCGTCCTTCAACGTCCGCGAGCTCTTCGATGCTGGGATGCTCCGCCAGGACGACCTCCGAAAGCAGGATCGTAGGCACGCCAGGGAGCTTCGCAAGGGGGAGAGCAGTCGCATCAACGCGATCCTGGCGGCGTCGGCGCTGGCTCTGCAGCAGGCGGCTCTAGCAGCACGAGCTGAAGCCACGACGCTGGCCACTGTGGTGTCGACCACCGCCGAGACCTTGCGCGGTCAGGTGGAGGCCACCAAGAATGCCTTCGCCACCAGCATCAGCACCGTCGTAACGCCGATCAACAAGCGTCTGGACGAACTCACCCAGACCCAATACCAACAGCAGGGCGAGAGGCTGGCGTACGCCGAGGGCAAGTCCACCGACCAGTGGGTGATCTCGTCGGTCATCCTGGGCGGGGCAGTCCTGCTCGGCGCCGGCGCCCTCCTGCTTTACCGGAATCAAGGGCAGCGGCAGGTGCGCAACGACAGCGGGCGGACCAACCAGTGGTTCGTCACGACGTCTGTGGCTGTGGTGGTGGCCATAGTGGCGATTCTCGCTCTCCTCGGGCACCTGAGGGCCGCCTGAGTTGGGACTCCGCGGGCCGCACCCCAACCGGCCCCAGGCGCGGATCCTCGTCCTGGAGGCCGGCAACCCCGAGCCCAAAATGCTCACCAGCTTTGACGGCCTGGACCCCGACACCTGCCTGCAGTTCGAGCTCGCGGCCATCGAGCTGGGCTGGACGCCCGGGCGCCTGCTCGACCAGCAGATGCGCAGCTTCCTTGCCCGCCGCAACTCCGAGCACAACCGGACCTGACGGCTCACCAGCGTACCGGCGCGCTGGTGTACGATGGTCCGCGTGAGGGAGCTTCTGGGAGAGAGGCCGTGATTGGCAGCCTCGACAGCGAAACCCCGCCAACCGCGGCCCAGGTCCAGCAGGCCAAGGCTGCCAACGTGAAGGTCTGGTCGGGCTACATCGCCTCGACGCCCTTTACTGGTGGCTCGGCCTTCAACCTGGGCCGCCCCTGGTCGGAGGATGAGTTTGCTATCGCTGCCGGGTGCGGCGAACCGCCGATCGCCTTTTACTCGGGATGGGATAACCCCGCCGCAGTCAAGGCTAAGGCTGCCGCCTTCCGTGTCAAGGTCCGGCTCTGTCTCGACGTGGAGGGCGGAATCCGCGGTTACGGCGCCTGGACCCAGCCCAACCTCGACGCGTCGGGTGGGGGTCTATACGCCAACCAAGCGACTCAAAACGTCTGCCGGGCGCCCTTCCGAATCCTCTACGGCACCTACTTCAACGCCAATGGCAGCGTCAACAATCCGAACGCCACATGGCGCGGCGCCCCGCCCGCCGAGCCCCACGGGTGGCAGTGGTGGAACTCTCATACCGAATTCGGCGCCGGCGTCGACCGCAGCTGGCTCGATGACTACTTCAGCTCACCACAAGGAGGACTCAGTTTGGCAGACGCAGCATCCCTCGAGGCCCAACTCACCGACATTCGCAAGTGGATCGGCGATATTTACAACACCGGCAACGCGATCGAAGGGGCCCTGGTTCCGGGAACCGACCCCAACGTCAAGACGCTCCGCGATTACGTCGGGGACGTTTACAACACCACGGCTGCGATCGAGGCTATCGACAAAGCCGCAGCGGGCGCGGGCCTGACAGACGCCGATCGCCTACTTATCGCAAACCTGACTGCCGCCATTACCAAGACGTTCAAGGCCGTCCCGTGATGGCTGCGCTCGAGACCGGCCTGAGGGGCGCCTGATGAGCTCTGACCTGACCCCGGCCCCAACCCCCACACCAGCTCCCCCCGGGCCGCTAGCGCCACCACAGCTCGATCCTGTGCCGGCACCGCAGCTTTCCGGTACTGCGGCAGTGTTCCCTCCGGTTCCGGCGCCAATCACGCCGGATGTCCCCTCCTCCCTTTGCCGACCCCGGCGCCCTCACAGGCGCCGGTGGTCGGTCCACCGCAGCCGTCGCCTGAGACCCTGAGCTTCATCCAGCGATTCGTGGCCTGGCTTCGAGCTTGGCTGCATCTGTAAGGAGAACCATGCCAATTCACCCGAAGGTCTATGGCAGCGCGGTCGGTGCCCTCCTGGGCACGCTCGGCACCACCATCCTGGCGCAGTGCGGAGGCTGGGGCGCGATCCTCAGCATCGCCCTCCCCGTGGTGCTCGGCGCCGCCGGTGGCTGGCTCACTCCGTCCCCCATGCCAACAGCCGCGCCACCGGCACCCCCACCAGCAGCCGCATGATCTCGCTGCTGCTGCTCTTCGCGGCTTTCCTGCTCTTTGTCTTCGCCGCGCTGGGGGTGGCCTCTCCCCGGGTCAACCTTCTGGCTGCGGGCCTGGCGTGTTGGTCGCTGAGCGTTATCCTGGCCAGCCGCTCGCTCTAGGGCTTGACTTCCGCTAGCGGGGGTGCTAGTGTAGCGGTACGCCAACGTAACGGCGCACCATCCGGTGTTGGATGAGGTGATCGTATGACCGGCCAACTTGCCCTTCCGGGCCTCCCGGGCGGCGGGCGGTTTAGTCGTGGGAGTCGCGATCCAGAGAAGACCGCAGCGCACCGACGGGCCTATCGGGCCGCCCACCCGGAGAAGATTGCGGCGGGGATGCGCGCCTATCGCTTGGCCAATCCGAAGAAGATGGCGGCCCGGGATCGCGCCTATTACGCGGCCAATGCGGCGAAGAGGCGGGCCTATCGCTTGGCCAACCCAGAGGAGGCTGCGGCGCGGTATCGCGCCTATCGCGAGGCCAATCCAGAGAAGATGGCGGCGAAGGCGGCGCGATACCGGGCCTGGGTCATCGCCAACCCAGAGAAGGTCGCGGCCCGCAAACGGCTGCGGAAATACAACCTGACCCAAGCCGAGCACGTCGCTCTACTTGCGGCCCAGGATGGCCGCTGCGCCGGGGGTTGTGGGCGTGCCGCGACAAGCGTCGACCATAACCATTCGACCGGCGAAATACGAGGGCTACTGTGCCGCAATTGCAACACGGTGCTCGGCATGGCACAGGACAACCCCGCCGTCCTGAGAGCCCTCATCTCCTACCTCGAAGCGCCAGCGCGGCTCGCTGTGGTGCAGCCGTGAGCGCCGCCTACGGTCGGACCAAGAGCGGCACCGTCGTCCACCTGCTCGACGACCCGCGGGGCTTTGGGGCCTACCGGGCGCGCTGCGGCGTCCACCTCGACGCGCTGATCGTGACCCCGCTGGCTGAGGCCCAGCTGGTGAACCCGTTCGAGGACTCGGCCTGCGCCAACTGCGCTGCCGTCCTCCCCCTGGGCCGCCCGAGGCGCCGGCCATGAACAACGCCGAGCGAGAAGCAATCGCCGATGTCGCCGCCAGCCTCGCCATCGCGGCCAACAACGCCGGCGATCGCGAGGCGGTGCAGGCGGGCCTTTCCAGAGCCCTGCTCCGGGGACTGCAGGACAACGTCTGGGAGCAGGTCTACCGACTGCGGGCGATGGCCGGGCAGGCCGGGGTGGCGCCGTGATCGTCTGCTACTCCCGCTGCCTGATCTGCGGGCGCCAGACGCCGCACGAGGTCTGCCATCGGCACTCGACGCCGCTCGGTGGTCGGTGGCCAGCGGGCGGTGGAGCCGACTTTTCTCGCAACATGCATCGGCTGTGGCGACGCTGGTTCGACCGCGAACCGGAGGTCTGCGAAGACGCCACCTGTCCCCAACTTCTCCACGACTGGTCGAGCGACCCATTCGAGGACGGCTGCCGGTGTGCCGTGTGCGATGGCTGAGCTGACCGTCTCCGAGGTCGCCGTTCGCCTGGGCGTCACGCCTGGCCGGGTGCGCCAACTGGTGGTCGCTGGCGAGCTCCGCTCCCACCTGGTCCGCGGCTGGCGCCTGGTCACCACAGCCGACCTGACCCGCTGGGAGAAAGGGCGCCGGCCGAAACCAGCGCCCCAAGCGGCGGGGGACAATCCCGCCGGGAGTATCGTAACCCCATGAGGCGGTGGCGGTTCTTCCGGCGGCGTAGGGTGGCCGAGACACTCGTCATTGAGACCGATGCCTATCCCGAGCCCAGGTTCGAGATCTATGAGATCGAGGCGGACACCTACGAGGAGGCGCAGGCCATCGCACTGCTGACGGCGGGCGTGTTGCTGCCGAACGAGGCGAAACGCTTGGGCTTTAACCTCACTCCTGGGGCTGACTGACCGAGGCTTAGGCCGGGTTGACCGTCTCGGTGAAGCCCATCACGGAGTTGGCGCCGTCGAAGGTCTGTGACCCGGAGCCGAGAACGCCATCACTGAAGAGGACATCGGGCTTGAAGTTGCCCGCGTCCTTTGGCACAGCCGTGATCGTGACCTCGGCCTTTTGAGCCTTCTTGACGCCTCCGCAGTCGTAAAACTTGCCGTTGTTCGGATCGGGAGAGCAGTCAGTGGGACTGCCACCATCGAGCGCGGCCGTGACACCCTGGATCACATGGTGGTCGGCGAGGTCGCCGTCAAAGTCCAGCGCCAGCGTCTTGATGTCCCGGCTGAACCCGGCCATCTCAAAAGTCAGGACCACCGGCTGCCCGACCTGGGTGGTCGGCGGGGTGATGGTGCCAGTGATCGACGATGCCTTCGGGGCTGGGTTGGATGCGGCGTCACCGCACCCCGTGGCGACCAGGACGAGCAGGGCCAGCGTGAGGCCGGCGAAGAGGGATCGGCTTGACATTGGGCACCTCCTGAGGCGAGGCCAGCTTGGCCTCCTTGCGGCTGAGATAGTCGCCGAGGTCGACCACGCCGCGGCGGCCCTCAGCGAGATCGGAGTTGAGGTAGATCTGGGTGGTGTGCAGGTCGGCGTGACCAAGGAACTGCCGGATGGTGTCGACGTCGGTGCCGCTGCGCTTGAGGCTGACGGCAAACCACCGGCGGGCCTGAGACGGCATCCCGGCCTCGCCCTGCCCGATGTGGCGATACCAGGCCATCCGGACGGCCTCTGGGGTCATGCGGCCGTGGCGCCCCGGGAACAGGTAGCCGGCCGGGATGGAGAAGCGATCGAGGTAGAGCGTGATCGCGTCGGCCAGGGTGGGCGACATCGAGTGCCACTCATCGGAGCCGTCCGACTTGCGATCGCGGAAGCGGATCCGCTCGCGGCCGGGCGTGAGGTCGACGTCCTCGCGCCACATGCCGACCACGTCTGAGGGCCGGGCGCCGGCCAGCAGCAGGGTGAAGATCATCGCCCGGGCCTTGACGTCGGCGCCCTGGATGCGGACCAGGATGAGCTCCAGCTCCTCCTCCGAGAGCGGCTGGCGCCGGGTCCGGCTCTGCTTGGGCGGCGGCATGTCCCGCAGCGGGAAGGGCGGCCCGCCTCGAGGCTCCCACCAGCCGTAGAAGGAGCGCAGAGCGTCCCAGGTCTTGCCCCGGACGGCCTTGCGGTCGCTGGGCAGCCGGGCGTCCAGAGCGGCGTAGAACTCATCGTGGTCTGGGTACTCCGGCAGCAGGTTGAGCCAGCAGGTGATCGCTGAGCGCCAGCACTTCACGGTGGTGGGCTTGGCCCTGCGCTCGTACATCAGCCACTTGAGCCAGCCCTGGGCGGCGGTCCGGACCTCTTCGCGCGTCGGAATGGTGGATTCCATCAGGTCATCCCCTGCAACACAGCAAAGGGGAGCAGCGTAGCACGGCGCTGCTACGAGGTGGCTGAGGCCAAGATGTGGAGTCGGGGCGCTGGTAAGGTTTTGTTGCGCGGGAGTAACTCAGCGGGAGAGTGCAACCTCTCGCCCTTAGTTCGCTTTGACTTCACGCCGTGCTCCTCGAGCCTGATGATTGGCGTATTGCCAGGCGTGTGGCGTCGGACGGCGAGCAGCAGAGCGTCCCACATGACGAGCTGCTCGATCTCGGGGAGGGCCCCGATCTCAGCCTCAGCCGCGACCTTGAGCTGGCGCGCCAGCGGTCTGGTGTCCACCTGGAAGTGCAGGATCAGCCGCCGGGCCAACTGGGTGATCGGCCGCTTCCCCGACTCGAGGGCTCGAATGCTCTCGGGATTCTCTTTCAACTCCTGACCTAGCCTCCATACCGGCAGCCCGGTCGCCTGCCGTTGTCGGCGCAAGGCCTGGCCAAGAGAGGCCGCGGGCGCCGCACGCTCGGCGCGGGGTTTGTTGTGAGCAACAGCCATGGGTGATACCTCCGTTCCATGACGAAGTAGATAGGGGACCGTATGGTACCTGAGCGCTACTTCACTGTCAAGCCGAATGAGGCGTTTACCGCGGGTTTTACTGGTGACAGGCCCCTTCCGGGGCGGCGCTTGACATTGCGCGATTAGTCCGCTAGTGTACCAACTGTGCAGCGTGTAAGACGCAAGAAATCATCCCTGAGGCTGATCCGCGAGAGCAACGGCCTCAGCCGGCAGCAACTGGCTGAGGATCTCGGGATTGCCTACAACACCCTGAAGCGCTGGGAGCTGGGCTACGCCCCTCCCAACGCAGCGAACCTGCTTCGCCTGGCCGCCCGCCTGGGCGTGACCGCCGAGAAGCTCGCCAGCGTCGCCGTGGCCGACAACCGCCGGTCCTCCAGCCGGGTAAAGGCATGAGCGGTCGGCATCGGCCCCTGGCTGACCGTTTCGCGGCCAAGGTGGTTCGCACAGATGCCTGCTGGCTCTGGACGGGCGCCGTCACCAGCTCAGGCTACGGCCTGTTGAAGCGCAGCCCGGGGGTGACGGTGTACGCCCACCGCCTTGCCTATGAGATGGCCCACGGGCCGGTGCCCCCCGGCCTGACGGTCGACCACCTCTGTGGTAGCCGCCTCTGCGTGAACCCCGATCACCTCGAGGCGGTCACGCTGCGCACCAACATCCTGAGAAGCGGCGGGACTGGCGCACGCCACGCCCGGACGACCGACTGCCCGCAAGGGCATCCCTACGACCTTCTCAACACCTACGTCGACAGGCGCGGCAGCCGTAGCTGCAAGGCCTGCCGCCGCACCTCCGGCACTCGCCGGACCCCCACCGGGCCGGGGCAATCGGTCCAGGAGGACCCCACATGAAACGCAGCGAACAGGCGGAGCGCATCCGCCACACCGACTGGCTCCAGCGATGGGAGACCGGCATCGTGGCCGAGGACCGGCGCTGGTTCAAAATCGTCATGACCTGCTTCCTGGCCGCCGTCATCTTCGTCCTGCTGGTCTATGTCGCCGGCGCCACGGTGCTCAGGTGAGCCGCCTGACGCAGGCCCAGCCGGCCCAGCGCCGGGGCACCAAGGCGCGCATCGCCCTCGCCGGCCCAACCGGGAGCGGCAAGACCTGGACGGCGCTCTGCATCGCCAAGGGGCTGGCACCGGACGGCAAGCACCTCGTGGTCGACACCGAGCGCGGCACGGCCAAGCTCTACGCCGACGACTTCACCTTCACCGAGCTGGACTGGCAGCCGCCCTACGACCCGACTGAACTGGCCCAGGTGCTGATGGAGGCGGGCAAGGAATACGACGTGGTCATCGTCGATAGCCTGAGCCACTTCTGGCGCGGCGAGGGAGGCACCCTCGACCAGGTCGACGCCGCCAAGGCCCGCAAGGGCAGCCAGGGCATCGGAGCCTGGAAGGAACCCGGCAAGGCCCAGGAGCTGATGGTCGAGGCCTTCCTCTCCACGCCGGCCCACGTCATCGCCTGCATGCGCTCCAAGATGGAGTACCTCGTCGAGCAGGACGAGAAGGGCAAGCAGCGCGTCACCCGGCTGGGGCTGGCGCCGGTCCAGCGCGACGACATCGAGTACGAGTTCACCCTCATTGGCGAGCTCGACATGGAGCACCGGATCTCGATCACCAAGAGCCGGTGCCATCCCCTGGCCGACAAGTTGATCTCCAAGGGCCGCGCCGAAGGCGTGGGCACCTTGCTGCGGAAGTGGCTGGACGAGGCCGCACCAGACCTCGAGCCCACCGCCCAGCCGCCGGCCGAGCCCGACCAGGAGGTCCTCCAGGTCCCCGCTTCAAATGGGGACAACAGCTGGGAGTCCATGAGAGAGCGCCTGGCGGGGCTCAAGGGCGTGGGATTGCTTGACCGCTGGTACGCAGAGTGCGGCCTGAGGGGCGTGACCATAAACGCCGCCGCCTGGGCCAAACTGCAGCTCACCACCCAGAAGGCCTGCCAGCGGATCGCTGACGAGATCCTCGCCGGGAAGGAGGCGCTGGCATGAGCATCGGCAACATCGACTTCTGCCTGGCCTGCCCGAACTCCCACGTTCTGCCCGGGGTGGTCGCCGTGGCCGGCGTGGGGCTCTGCTGCGCACCCTGCGCCCGGCGCATCGAGGCGACCGGGATCCGGCCGGAGATCCCCGAGGGCCCCGGCCTGCCCAAGCTGCAGGAGGCCCGGCCATGAACTCCGCCCTCCCCGACCCCGAGTTCTGCTCGATCGACGAGCTCGCCAGCTACTACACCAGCCACCTCGAAGAGCTGACCGCGGTCGACAGCTTCATGTACAAGGCCAAGCGGCGCCTCGGTGAGGCAGTCAGAGACCAAGGTCCGATCATCACAGCTGCTGGACGGGTCTACCTGGAGGCCCTCGGGACGTTCGAGTACCCGCCTGAGATCGCCCAGGAGTTCCCTGGGCTGGGGCGCCATGTCGTGACGGCAACGGTCGACACCCTCGACCAGGCCGAGCGGGTGCTGAGCCTCGTAACCGAGGAGGTCCCCGGCGCCGACGTGACCCACGAGCTCAAGGTGGACGGCAAGCGCGCGGCGGCTCAGATCAGCAAGGGCGGGGAGGCCGCCCACCGTCTGCTCGACCTCCGAAAGGCCAAGGCCAAACTGGCGGTCGCCTGATGGTCACCGCGCTCTGCCGCAGCTGTGGCGCTCCCGTGTACTGGCTCCGCCATGCCCGCACCGGCAACCTGGCCCCGATCGACATCGAGGAGGGCTTTGGCGGCAACATCACCATCGACCTCCACCGGGAGGAGTACACCATCGTCCCCAAGGGTTCAGCGCCGTCGGGCGACCGCCACCGGAATCACTTTGCCAGCTGCCCTTCCGCCTCTAAACACCACAAGACCCAGCGAGCACCCTCCCCGGCACCCCAACCCCAGCCGGCTCCGGCCGCGCCGCTCGAGGCACCACAGCCCGATTCTGTGGCGCTTGACAAGGCCGGACCGATACGGTAGCGTCCCGATACGTCAGCAATGGCGGCGGGTTGGTGGAGTGATCGCCACCGGCCCGCACTCCCTCACCGATCACCTGCGAAACAGGAGGGACCCAGATGAGACCAATGCCACCCCTGTCGGATGCCAGCACCCACATGAAGTCGCTGCAGGCGTTCCAGGCCAACCAGGAGCGGGAGCGCATCGCCACGGCCCGGGTCATCCTGCGCGCGATCCAGCAGGGAACACTTGGGCCGAGCAGCCCTCACGCGGGGAAGTCGGCAGCCGAGTTCGAGGAGCACTTTTTTGCCACGCCCCCCGCTCCGCTCGGGCTCCCAGGGTGAGCCTGCCCGCGGTGAAAGTCACATCCGCGTGGGTCAAGGTTGAGGCCGATCTCGGGCCGCCGATCACCCAGGGCACGCTGGCCCTAATCGCCAATCAAGACCAGAGGGCAACCGCGATCGCCATCAACAGCCTCTGGGCCGCAGGTCTCAGTCTCGAAGCGAAAGCTGTCGTGGCGCAAGCGTATGAGCGGGCAGTGGATTTCATTGCCTGGCCATACTGAAGTACGCCGGCTTGGGCCATCCTATGAAGCCATCTCCGGTGGGGCCAAGTTGCGCCTCGACCACCTGCACGAGGGGCGGGACGAGTTGACCGCCGAGTTGACGGTCCAGCTGGACGATCGCCACGTGAGTCAGGCGCGATTCAACCTGTCCAGCCTGACGGCCCGGAACTCACAGGCCAAGTACCTGAGCGTGGTCGACGAGACGGTGCCGTGGCGGCAGATCCTCGAGGAGCTCTGCCTGGACGTACTCCAGCAGCACCGGGCCGGCGACGAAGTCCTGTCGCTCAACGGCCAATACGCCAACACCAACCCCTTCCCGCCGGTCCTGCCTCCGTTGCTGACCCACCACCGGCCCACCATCCTGTTCGGCGAGGGCGGCGCCGGCAAGTCGACGATCGCCGCGGCGGCCGCGCTCGCGCTGGAGACCGGGGTCGAGGTTATCCCCGGGATGCAGCCTTCTCCCAGCAAGGTCTTGGTGCTCGACTGGGAGGACCAGCCGGAGGTCTGGGGCGGCCGCCTGCACGAACTCGCCAAGGGCGCCGGAATAGAGCAGCCCGGGGTGAACTACCAGCGCCAGCGCCGGCCCTTCGTCGAGCAGGTCGAGCGGATCGCTGCCCAATGCGCCCGCGACGGCGTCGAGGTGGTCGTCATCGACTCCATGGGGATGGCGATGGGCGCCGGCAAGGAGCATGGCAGCGCCGAGGACTCGGCCATCCAGATGTTTGGCGCCCTCGCGCTGCTCGACTGCACCGTGCTCATCATCGACCACGTCCGGGGCGATGCCCTGGGCAGCGAGAAGGCGGTTTCTCGGCCCTACGGCTCCGTCTACAAGACCAACCTGGCGCGGTCGGTATTCGAGCTCAAGCGAGAGCGCGAGCCCGTTGAGGGGCGGAGCGAGGTGATGCTGGTGCACACCAAGAGCAACCTGGGCCGCAAGTTGGCCCCAATCGGACTGGCGATGGTCTACGAGCCCGGCGAAATTCGCATCGTGAGGTCGGAGATCACAGCCCCCGAGATGCAGGCCGCCAGAAGTCTGACCGACCGGATGGTGGAGGTCCTGCTCGCCGGCGCGATGGCCGGGCCCAAGCTGGCCGCCGAACTCGGGGTCCAGGAGTCCAGCGTCCGGTCAGCCGTTCACCGGAGCCCCCGCCTCTGGCGTCTGCCCGACAACCGGATAGGGCTGAAAGCGTGAGCGTTGCAGTTTTGCGTTGCACTCCGTTGCATGCGTTGCAACTGGCCTCAGGTGAGGTGTCTGTTGCAGCCCCCACCACCCCTACGGGGTGTGTGGAAGGGGTGCTTGCAACGGCCCCCAGGTCTCACCAGACCGCGTCTCGGTCCTGGCCGGTAATAACGTGAGGCCGACCACGCTCTACAGGTTCTACGACCGTGCCGGCGCTCTGCTCTACATCGGCATCACCCTGCTCGGCCCGCTTCGCTTCCGGCAGCACAGTTATGAGCAGCCGTGGTGGTTGGATGTGGCGACGTGTGACTTCGAGCACTACGTGACTCGCCAGGCGGCGATCGCGGATGAGCGCCGGGCCATCCAAACCGAGCATCCGCAGTACAACGACCTCGAAAATGGCGGGCGCCACGTCGACATGCCTTGGCCGGCTGGAACCCGCCGCCTCGGATTCGAAGTCTCAGACGATGGCTGCTGGACGTGGGTCGGTGGACTGAATCCTGACGGCTACGCGACCTTCGGCGGACGTCGAGGCAGCTGGCCTATCAAGGTTCACCGGTTCATGTACGCGCTGCGGCACGGAGATCCCGGCCAACCCCTAGACCACATCTGCCGAAACCGGGCTTGTGGAAATCCAGACCACATGGAGCCGGTGACCATCGCGGAGAACGTGCGGCGCGGGGCGAGCCGCTCTGGCGTGCTTTACGTGCCAGTCGCTGCTTGCGTCAACGGCCACCGTTATGACGAGGGCAACACCCTGATCGACTCAGCAGGCGCCCGACGTTGCCGAACCTGCACCCGAACCCATGCGCGGCTGAATCAGCGCGCTTACCGTCTGCGGCGAAAGGACGCTGCAGCAACAGGAGGAACTAACGCATGACCACCTACCACGCCGCCCCCGAGCCGGTCCTGGAACTCGTCCAGAAGGTCCAGCGAGAGCACCATAAGCACCTCGACGGCTGGAAACTGGAGGTCGTCTTCCGCGATGTCGCGGCCCGGACTAAGGGCAAGACCGTCCTCGGCAAGGCCCGCACCGTCACTGGGCTGAACTCCTACCTGGCCCGGGAGGCGGGCGATACGTTCTTCGTCCTCGAACTGGCAGACGACGCCTGGGAGGCGCTGGCCAACGCCCAGCGAGAGGCGCTTGTCGACCACGAGCTCTGCCACTTCCAGGTCAAGACCACCGAGGACGGGGACGAGGTCCCCTACTTGGCGCCCCACGACCTCGAGGAGTTCAACGACGTGGTGCTGCGGCGAGGCTTGTGGAAGCCCGACCTCCAGGCCTTCGCCGAAGCCGCCCAACTGCCGCTGTTCGGCAAGGGCACCACGGTGACGATCGAGCGCAACGGCGATCCCAACGGCAAGCCGGACAAGGACCTGCAGGCCATGGGCAGCCGGAGCAAGAAGGCCGCGCCCGAGGTGCCGGCATGACCGCGCCCAAGGCCACTCGCTCCTACGTTGTGCTCGAGTTGCGCGACGCCGGCTCACCGCCCGAGCCAGCGTGGCACGAGGTCGGCACCTACACCGCCCACGGCGCCGACGCGGCCGTCCGGTATCACAGCCAGGCATCGGGCGCGGACTCCGGGACCTACCGAGCCGTGGTCTGCTCGGCCTGGGAGCCGGCGATCCGGCTGAAGGTCATCAAGACCACCAAACTCACCCTGGAGCACGGGGTGGCGGCCAAGCGGCGGAGGCCCTCAAACCAGGTCGCAAAACCGGAAGCGGAGCCCGAGGCCCACTTCGACAACGATGGCATGGAGCGCGAGGGCCAGCCGGAAGACGAGGCCGACGTGGTCGCTGCCCTCGAGGGAGCGCCAGCGTAATGACAGCCACCGTGGCCAACGCGCCGGGGGCGATGACCGAGCGCCAGTGGCAGCAGCTGGTGATCGACTTCGCCCGGTTGACCGGCTGGCGCGTGGCCCATTTCCGGCCGGCCATGGTGCGCAGCGGGAGGTGGGCGACCCCGATGCAGGGTGACGTCGGATTCCCCGACCTCATCCTGGCCCGAAACGGCGAGGTGGTCGCCGCCGAGCTGAAGGTCAAGGGCAAGGTCACCCCCGAGCAGCAGGCGTGGATTGATGAGCTCGGCGGCGACGTGAGGGCCTGCGTGTGGCGACCCCAAGACTGGCCGACGGTCCAGCTGGTGCTCAGCCGAAGGCGGGCCGCCTGATGTGCCACGGAGTTCCTTGCGACCTCCCGCTCTGCAGTTTCAAGATGGCCGGAGCCGGGGGCATCGGGCGCCCCAAGGCCCACCCGGCAGTGAAGGGCGACACACCCCGAGAGGCCGCGTATCGCCGCACTCACCCCGACTGTGAGCTGGTGGTGGGTTGTCCCAACAAGCCGATCCTGCACCACGTCGACCGGCGGCTGAACCGGGCCACCTCCCGGCTCCTGATGGCCTGCGTCCCTCACCACGACATGGTCCACGCCGGGCTACTCGACGACGGACGCCGGGCATGAGCCTCCCCCTCGAGCACGACATCCTGGACGACGTCGACCGCGAGATAACCCGCGCCCAGGCCAAGCACAAGGCGATGCACAGTGCCCACGAGGCCTACGCCGTCATTCTCGAGGAGCTCGACGAGGCGTGGGAGCTGATCAAGACGCAGCCCGGCGAAGCCATCCCTGAGAGCTGGGTGGCGGCCGAGCTGCGCAAGGAGTTGATCCAGGTGGCGGCCATGGCCGTCCGGGCTATCGAGGACCTCGGCCTGTGAGCGACAAGAGCGCGATCGAATGGACCGACTCGACGTGGAATCCGGTGACTGGCTGCGATCGCGTCTCGCCCGGCTGCGCCCACTGCTATGCCCTTGATCTGGCGGCCCGGCTGAAGGCGATGGGCAACCCGCGATACCAGCACGACGGCGCCGCTGACACCAGTGGTCCGGGCTTCGGTGTGACCCTGCATCCCGACAAGCTCATGGAGCCGCGCCGCTGGCGGCAGCCGCGCCGCGTATTCGTGAACTCGATGTCCGACCTGTTCCACGACGAAGTGCCCGACGATTTTATCGCCAAGGTCTTCTGGGTTATGTCTGGCCCATCCGTCCAGAAGCACACGTTCCAGATCTTGACCAAGCGGCCGGACAGGATGCGGCGGCTCCTGGCGGCGTGGGCCGAAGACGCCAGCCCTGTTTGGCGCGCCGGAGTTGGGCCAGGCTGGAAGCCAGCATATCCGCCGTGGGTCTGGCCGTTGCCAAATGTCTGGCTAGGAGTCAGTGTCGAGAATCAGCACTGGGCCGATGAGCGGATCCCGCTGCTCCTGGAGACGCCGGCGGCGGTGCAGTTCCTGAGCTGCGAGCCGCTCCTCGGCCCAGTCGACCTCTCGAGGTGGCTAGGCGTTGAGTGGATGGACGCCCTCGGTGAGCCGCAC